GCACCCACTGCAGCTAATTTTAGGAGGGCTGCTATGACAGCTAAGAAAAAATAATGGTAGCAAAAAAATATCAAAACCCTTCAGGAGGATTAAATGAAGCAGGTAGAAAATATTTTAAAAGAACCACTGGTGCTAATCTAAAAAGACCTAGTAAAAAAGTAGGAAACAAAAGACGTGCTAGCTTCTGTGCGAGGATGAAAGGGATGAAGAAAAAACTTACATCTGCAAAGACAGCTAGAGATCCTAACAGTAGAATTAACAAAGCACTTAGGGCTTGGAACTGTTAATATAAAATAAAAAAGGGGGAGCCATAAGACCCCCCCATCGCAGGCAACAACAAAGACACACAGAGATTACTCTGGGTGTCTTTTTTTTTGGTCTGATTGATACATAGATCTATCTCCCCATCTTTTTGTCCAAAGATAGCTATTAAATCTAGACACATATCTTTCGACCAATTCCATAATTTTATTATGCCAAAACAATCTTCTAAAGTTTTTGTATAATCTGTTTAACATCATCTTCTAATTTTTTACCTAAAGAGTTAGCGTGATTAATTATAGCAGCACATAGATTAGCTTGGTAAGGATAACCTTTTAATGCTTCTCTGATCTTACCTACAGGTTTACCACCATAATCAATGACTATAGAATTTTTTTCATTCAATCCAATCTTTAATTCAAATAGCAATCCTGTATGAATATCAATATTACTTTTTGTCGACATCCTTTCCTCCGTCTTCATCTGCAAGTTTAAGGGTAGTCATTATGTGCATTAGTGCAAATACTTCAGCATATGGTCTGCTCATAAGATATTTCATAATATCCTGTAATTGTTTTGCATCAATTAAGTATTGTTTTGCCTTTGGCTGTTTTTCTTTATCCATATATTTCTCCTATTAAAATGGTATGTCGTCATCAAGACGATCATTTAGTATTTTTATTCTATCTTCTGCAGTAGCTATCTTACCTATAAGTGCATCTATCTCTCTTATTATCTGAGGATGATCACCTATACCTGCAGGTCTTTCTAGATATATATTAGCAGTTGCTACTGCTTCTTCTACATCTGCTTCATATTTTTTTCTTAACGCTTTTATTATATGATCTCTTAATGACATTATTGTGCCCCCTTAAATTGATAGTATTTATTTTCTACTAGTTCTTCATCATCTAAATACGGATTTGATTTAGCTGATTTAGATTCTCTAGCATCTCTTATGGTTTGATTTAAAGTTCTACCTTTCTTTAAACAACCTTGTACGAACTCCTCTACCTCAAGTAGAGCCTGTTTAACTTGACCCATTGCTGACCTCCTTTATAAGTCTATTTAAATACCAACTAGCTTTTTGTAAATCCTCTAATGGTTCACCTTTGAATTTATATCTTGCAACATACTTTAATATATTACCTTTTAGATATCCATGAAACTCATCATTAGTCATACAATCACTAATCACATCTATTGTTTCTTTTTTACCATGTAAGTAATGAGATGGTGCATTAACATTATCTGGAAAATCATCATCTACATCACGAATCCACATGGGTATTTTTTTATCTTCTTCCATATTTTCTCCTAATTGTATTATACTCTATCATCTCTAAATCATACTCACCTTTAGAGACATTACGCTTAACCACAAGTCCACTCCACCACATTTGTTGTGTAGCTTTAGCATAATTTTCTTTGTGATGCAAGTAACATCCTGCAGATAATCCCATTAATTTTCTGCCAGATGGTAATGCACACATAGCATAATCAAACGTATGTATATGACCTACGGTAGACGATACCTTATTTTTTAGTAGGAGAGAACGAGCAACATTGTCACCGCTAATAGGCTTCCCCATGACACCAGTAGGATAATTGTGGCAATAATATATACCATCGACATTAACAGGTTTTTGGTACTCATGTACCTCCCAACCAAATTTTTCAAATTTAAAATCATCTGTACTAATTGTACCATCAAGTTCTGGTATATCATCTATCGTTCTATCTATCCTATCTTCGTGATTACCAAGTAGCATGATCTTTCTTGGTCGTCTTCCATCTAGACCTTTGTTAAATTTTTCTAATGCATCATGGGCATGTTCAATATCCTTTTTATATCTCCTACCTTCAAATTGTTTTTTACCTTTATCATAACTCGATAAAGAATCCATACTTGCAAAATCACCCATGCATATTATTGTATTTGGTTTTAGATCATGTGCAAACTTTCCTGCCCACAAAAATCTTTCATTGCTTGCTTTAGGTGTACAATGAGGATCACCTATTACTAAATGTGTTGCCACTAGTTTAACTCCTTATCACGTTTCATTTTTAAGTATTCAAGAAAATCAACAACATTAGATTCATCATCAAATTCTGCCACAGAACTTATTGTTAAATCTTTATCGTTTTTCTTTTTATCATCGGCAAAACCACGAAGACCCCACAGAAACGTAGAATGTGGATCCGTAGTTGCCATTTTTATCATGCCTCTAGCTATAGTAGAGCATAATTCATATTGCTCTGTGGACATTTTAGATTTACTATCCATTATAATTCCACATTGAAATCCTTTCTGCCAAGGACTAACTATTACCTTAACAGAATTTATAAAACTTAAATTACTTTTTTTTGACATCCCAATACCTATCGTAATTTTTACTATTATATTCTAATACCATATGTTCATATCCCCTCTTCATACTTTTTTTACCAAATTCATCTGCCTCTTTTTCTTTATCAAAGACAGTATTAGTAAATAGTTTGTAATCTTTATCCTCCTTGTTTTTAAATACTACAAAATATAAATGCATAACCAAGAGTCAATGGTGAATAGACCCCTTAAACTAATCACCATTAAACTCTTTTGTCTCCTCGTAGAAAGGAAATCTGTAATACTGTTTCCTCATTTGTTTATACTTTTCCAAACTTTAGTAGCCGCCTGTTTAATATTACTATCCCAGTAAAAAGGGCTAGGATCTGTATTAAGTGGAGTTATCTTTATTGCTTTTTCGATATCATTATCACACATATCAATAAAATTTTCTAAAGATTTAAAGTCTCTAACTAATTCATCATAACCATTTTTTACATCTTGTTTCGTAAGATCATACCAAAGTGTTTTTTTCGGTGTAGCATATAGTAAAGCTATAGGCTTGTCATGTAATTTAGAATACAATGCTTGTTGCCTAACATGATCTATCTTAGGTTTAGTAGGTAATCTTAGAGTAGATTTTAAATCTACTATTAGATTATCATATTCAAAGTCAGTAAATAATCTTATTGGATGCTCAAGACCCTTAACCTTTTCTACTTTTTCTTTTTGATAACTAACTATATTTCTTAGTTGTCTTTCATATAACTTTTCCTCAAACTTTTTAGCTATATCTATAGAGTTATACAACTCACTTTCTGCATTAAAAAATTTATATTTACTAAATTTATGAGAAAGTAATTTAGTAAAATACTTATCATCTTTTTGTTGCATACCTCTTTTAATTTTATAATAAGCACCAAACTCTGCAAGATTACCTCTGACCATGGCAGGACTACTAGATACTTTTAAACCTAATCCATAATGAACCAACCACTCACTAGGATTGTGTTTAAATTTATTAACAGAACTAAAGCTATGCTTAAAGTCACTCTTAACTATATTTTTTAATTCCATAATGTATCTAGTAGTTTATGTTATTAAGCTGACAGTACCTCTTCTGGATCAACTTCATTTACAATCTTAGCATCATCAAGATCACTACCATTTGGTTTTTTAGATTTTGCAGAGTTATATAAATCTACAATCTCTTTATTCTCCGTATCAATAGTATCTTGAAATACTTTTATTGTTTCCATATCAGCATCTGATAGTTTTAAGTTTTCATCAGAGTTGACTCCTATCTCTGGAACATAAAAGACATTACCACCCTTCTTCTGTCTTTTAGTATTCAAAGAGAAAGTACAGTTAAACATTAACTTACGTTTTTTCTTTAACTGATCTAGAGCAGCA